GAGGCCAGCATCTCGGCCAGCATCTCCTTGGCGAGTGTCTGACCGATTTCCTTACCTACCTGTGCAGCGTCCTTCTTGGTGTCGAGCAATGCGTCAATGAGGGTGTCACCGAGATTGTCGAGCGAATTGCTGAACGCCTCGGTCATGTCCTTACCAATACCCTCGGCCAACTGCTTGCTCTTTGCCGACTGCTTATCATAGGCTGTGGCCTGCTCGTCAATCAGGACTTTCAGTTTTGCCGTGCGCTCCTCGTCGGTCAGGGTCGCGTCTTCCATAATGGCCTTATAACGCTCCTTCCAGTCTTCGAGATAGAGGGCAAAGGTATCAAAGTGCTTCTCCGCACCGTCTATCATCGCATCGAACGGGGCCTGCATGACTGAGGACTCCACAAGGTCATCGAGCACCTGGTCAATCAGGTCGTTCTTCCAGTCCTTAGAGGTCTTGGTCATATCGGTCAAAGCCGATGACCAGCTGCCCTTCAAGTCCTCAAAGTACTTCGTCACTTCCTTGATAGGCTGAGTGATGCCCAAATCCTGGAACACTTTTATCCTGTCGTAGCCACTATTAATAAGAGACTTATAATCGTCCCTTAAGTCATTTAAGCGATTACGGTATGTCTTATTGTCGATTTTGCCGCTCGTACGCTCCTTCTGTAGAGCCACCAAATCGTCGTACCACTTTTCGAGGTCGGCCTGCATAGATTTCATCACAAGGTTGTCGACAACCATGCGGTTCACCATCTTCTGCCAGTTCTCGGCTATCTTGTCGGTAGCATCCTCAGAGCCGTCGGCAAGGTCATACAATGATTCCTTGAAATCGTCGATGACGTTGCTAAGGGTCGTGGTGGTCAGCTTCTCTTGCTCGGCCTTTTCCATGCCATCCAACTCCTTGCGCATGCTACGCAACGTCTCGATGAAGCCTTTCAGGTTCTCGTCCTCAGCATAGAGCCTCTGTCCAAGCTCTGTATCTAAGAACTTATCCAGCGTCTCTAAGTCGAGGTCTGCAAGTCCCTTGAAATCCCCCCAAACAGCACCGTTCTCGTTAACAGTACCTAACAGAGCATTGAGTTCTTGGTAAGTCACGCCCAATGCCTTCGCAGCATCCTTTATCTCTTGCTGAACCTTTTGGTTTTCCGACCCCATCACATCCTGCCACAGCTGACGGCCATTCGACAAGTCGCCATAGGTCTCGTCAGTCTGTTCGAGATACCTTCTAATAAGGTCACTTTGCGCCTCAATCTTTTTTGCCTGCAAATCTTGTTGCTCCTTGGAAATACGCATTGCCTCCACGCCATAGCTCATTTCCAGATACTCTTTCTTTCGGTCTATCAGAATATCCCATGTATCTATCAATGATTCATAGCGGGTCTTCAACCTACTAAAGTTTTCATCATCCCTTTCTCCAAAGATTTTACCAAAGAAGCCGCCTACACCAAATCCCTCTTGTAAGCCAGAGCCGAAATTACCATTGAAAGCATCCTCCCATGCTTTTAAGTGATTGGAAAAGATGTCTGCGATACTGTTGAACAGATGCTCCAGCAACTTCTGCACACCCTCACCTACAGCTGTGTTGATGTTACGGAAGAAATCGCCATTGGTAATCTGGTCTATTATGGTTGTGATGACGTTGATAATCTTGTCTATAATCTCAGCAACGACACCGCTTAATCCTTCTTTATTATTGCCTATAGCGTCGATGATAGAAAGGATAGCTGCAATGATACCACCTGTCTTGCTAATACCCTTCAGACCTGTTAATTCCTTTCCACCAATGGCATTAATAACATTCACAAGACCATCAGCAAAGCCCCGCAAGGTGCCGTTTGTCATCTCACTAAGGGCATCGCTGAAATCAGTAAGGGCTTTCTCTGCTGCGGATTCATCCCTGACAAGATCCCCCTTAGTGACAATAACCTGACCTTCTGCTTCGTCTTGCTCTTCGCCAGTTTGCATGAAAGCTTTTTTGGCCTTCTGATATTTTGCCTGAGCCTCTTGGTACTGACGCATGGCCTCTGCCCAAGTTTCAGGGGTGTTGTTCTTTAGCTTTTCAGCGGCAGCAGTAAGTTCCTTATCGGCTTCGTTTAGCTTCTTTTCAGCATCCTCATGCTGTATCGTCGCAATCTTAGCTGCTTTGACTGCATGCTGATAAGCCTTCAAGTCCTCACCTATCTGGTGATAGATAGAGAAGTCGAAGGTGCCAACGCCGGAGCCTGTCTTCTGGTAAAGCTCATTGCGCAGCTTGACGTACTCCGACTGTTCCTTGGCATCCATGCCCTTGAAAGCCTTACTCTGAATCAGCTTCTCTACCTTGTCGAGCGTGGCCTTCATTTCCTCTTCGAGGGCGTTTCCTATGCCGTCGAACATGGTAGTCCAGTCGATCTCTGCTTTCAACACTTCGAGGTCGAGGGCATCGAGAGCCTTTTTCTTCTGAGCCTCCAAGAGCCTGCGCTGTTCTGCGTCAATCTCCTTGGCTATCTTATCGTCGTACTCCTTCTGGATAGCATACCGCTTCTGCTGAACGGTGCCAAACTCCTTTAGGTAGTCACGCATATACTTCAACTGCTGTTCGTGCAGCTCACGCTCGTAACGCTGACGCTCGGCAGCAAGCTTCTTATAGTTGGCTTCAAGTATCTTCTCCTGCTCGGCGGTCAACGAAATGCCCTGCCAGCCAGCCTTACCAGTAGAGGTGTCGTAGAAGCTAACCGTCTTGTTCTTCGGGTTAGCCTCGTATTCCTTCTTGGCCAACTCAAAGGCTTTCTTCTTCCATTCCTCGGCCTGCTTCTCAATCTGCCGCTTCTGCTTCTCAAACTCCACCTCACGCTGTGCTCTCTCCCGCTCGGCGTTGTTCTCGATAGCCGCCACCTCAGCATCAGCAATGGCATCCTGCAACTCCAACCGCTGCTTCGCCAACTCCTCCTCAATCTTCAACTGCGCCTCCATCTGCTTGGTACGAGCCTTAGCGGCTTTCTCTGCTTCGCGCTCGGCTTTTTTGCCGTCCTTACTACCGCCGGCACTGCCGCTATCCTTTATGTCGGCTTTCTTATCCTCGCTAAGGAGCTTCTTTAATTTGTCGTCGCTAAATATGGACGCGCCAACCAAGGCCCCCTCATGAACGCCCCGCAGGTCTTTCTCAATGTCCTTAAAGCGAACGTAGTCGTAGAAAATCCGCTTTAATTGGTTGCGAATCTCCGGCTCTTTATTTCCTATCTGGTCATTGATGGCCTCCAGCATGTCGTTGAAATCGTCAACATTATTCAGACACCAAGTACGAAACTCATCTTCACTCATATTAAGGCGACTCGCAAGTTTCTTCACCATACGAGGAACATCATCATCCGCTATCTCATCCCAGCCTTTAGTAACTTCCTGCGCCACCTCTACAAGACCGTCGCTAAAGTTAAGGAAGAGCATGTTTGATTCCGCCACGCGGTCTTTGAACATACCCCAATAGCCACTTTCGACTATCAGCCTCAGTTGCTCTTCGAAGGGGGCATTGCGTATCTGGTCCTTAAACTGCTCTGTTACCTCGGCCGATTTCAGCAGGTCGTCGATGGCCGACTTCATCGCGTCCTTATGCTCCCACATGCTTTCGATGACTGCCCGAAGTTCTTTGTAGGAGTCTAAGGTGTCAGAAAGATCTTGCTTAACGTCTTTGTTAAAGAAATAATTGAGGAGAGGGAATTCAAAGAACCCGTGATTAAACACGCCCTCCGCCTGACCCAAGCTACTGGCGGTTATAGCGGCTGCGGCATTATCCTGCCAGTCTAACAGCTTCCGATTCTTCTCAGCGGCATTTTCAATGGCCTCGGCAAGTATCTTATACTGACCCGGCAGGTCCTTGGTCTTACTCAACTGCTCGTCAAGGGTCTTGGTATATGCCTCGCTATTGGCCAGCACTTGCTTCATCTCGTCAACACGACCCTGCAAAGCAACGCTATCCTTCGGCATACCCTCTTCTTTGAGCTCATCCCTCATCTTTTTAAGGTCGTTGATGCGAGACTTTATCAGGTCTTTCATCTCCTCAGCCTTGCTCTCTATCCTGTCTGTCCACTGATCGTAAGAGGCATAGATAGCTGTGCCGGCCATCATGGCAAGCGTAAGCCAGGTACCCGTGCCAATTCCCGCAAAAGCGTTCTTCAATGACACTCCGATACCCGATAATGCCACCTTCCACCTGTTGGCTGCAACAGCAGCCTGGACTTCGGCCTTAGTAATGCCCTGCACACCGGCGAGGTGCATCGCCTGGGCAATCTTAATTTGCTTTAGGGTTACAAGGCGCAGGGCTTCTTGCTTATCCAAGGTTCCTGCGGCAAGGGCTTGTTTGAGATCGGCAACACGAAGCTGATTAGAAGTAAGTACAGCGGCCCTCTCAGAAACCGTCAAAGTACGCGTGATGGCGTCCTGACGTAGCTTTGCGGCCGCCACTTGCTTGTCGGTCATTATCTGTTTAACCCCTGCCGCGGTATTCGCCTGCATAGCCAAGGTGTTCAGACCTATGCTTGTCTTGTTAAGTAAGAAGGCAGCTGCCGCAACACCGAGAACCTTACCGATAACCTGCCAATTGCGAGTCACGTCCAAGAGAACGGAGGCCAAGTCTTTCAGCATGTCGCCAACACCACTCTCGGCCATCTCACCGTACATAATATCCATAGCGTCTCTCAGGTTCTTGAACTTTGCAGCCAAGCTCTCTGAAATCTTCTCCTGCATATTATAGAACATGCCGCCCTCGTCGGTCAAACGACGAATCTGCTCGATAACGTCTTCATAGCTGACCTGGCGCTTAGAGATACGCCTCTGCACCTCCGCCGTAGTAACGGCTCGCTTCTCTACCTCGGTGTAGTAGTCGGCAAGCATCTTCAGCATCGGGATATTGTTCATCGAGAACTGACGCAAGGTGATACCCGTCAGGTAGGTGGCGCTACGAACGTGGCCCAAAGCAAGTGTCAGTCGGCCTATGTCCTGACCCGCACCGGCCGAAATGTCGGCCAAGCGCTTCGTCATGTCAAACAATTCGTTATACTGGAAACCGTAGGCCGACAGCTGCTTGGTGTACTGGTCAAGTTCTACTACACCAAACGGCGACTTCACAGCCAATTCCTTGATCTGCTCAAACAGGTGATTGGCCTTAACCGTATCGCCTAAGATAGCGCCAATGCTGATACGTTGCTTCTCTAACTGACCGCCAATCTCGATGACGTTATCCAGGAATTGCTTTGCGGCATGAACGGCAAATAGCGAACTGAGCGCACTTCCCAGCTGTGTGCTGATGTGAATACCCCCCGCCAGCGTCGTGTTCAGTCGCATGTGGTCAGAATTTAGCTCCTGAACAGCTTGACGACGCTGCCTGTAAGATTGCTGCGCAGCCCTCGCGGCATTACGCTGCTCAGCTGCCTCACGACGAAGATTAAGAAGAGAGTCCTGTGTCGAACTGCGTAAGGCTGTGCGCTCCGCTTTGAGGTCACGGAGCGTCTGTTTCTCCAACGCAAGTTCGCGCCGCGTATCAGCTATCTGAGTGCGGAGATTTCCAGCGCTTAGCAGCTTACCAGCGCCCTTCAGCTGAGCATAAGAGGCCACCAACTGATCTAAGCGCGACTGCAAAGCACTTACGGAAATAGTCTGCGCTTTAATACGCTCGTTTAGTTCGTCAAGGCCGCCCGTCATACCACTATTCCGACCAAGCTGTTGCCGAAGGTTCTGGGCAACGTTCTGCGCATCGGTACTGACTTTGATTTGGAAGGTCTCACTACCAAGGGCAGACCGCAGGTTGTTCACCATGTCCCGATACGACTTCGGATCATAGCTCATCTTCAGGGCATCAAGAATGTCCTTATTCTGCTGTTGTATTGCCTGCTTTAGCTGGCTGATGTCAATGTCGGCGCCAAACCATAAAGTACCTAAATTATCTGCCATAGCTGTTACCCTGAATCAAACAAAAAAGAGCCAACCCGAAGATCAGCTCTCAAAATGGCTTAATTGAAAATCTTCGTTTATCGGTGCAAATATAGCAATTTATTCAGAAATAAACTAAAATTCAAATAAAAAATTTGTGAAAATCTTAGTAATTGACATTATCAGCGCTTATATAAGAGAAGTTTTCGCCCCCTCTCGTTTCAAGTATTAGCTTTTCATCG